AATTACTTATAAAATTATTTAAACCGTCTTTACCTAAAAAAGTTAAACCTTTTTTATTTTTAACTAAATCTTCAATGGCTTTTTCAGCTTTTTTTGTTGATAAGTAAATGTCAGCCGGACTCCATTTATTTAAATTTCCAAAAGGAACTTGAGCACTATTTTTTGATATTTTATCTCGTAATTCTTTTTGATTTTTATTTGCTTCAGAGAATAAAATTTGTATGTTGTCCATAATTGTATTATCTTGATGAGCATAAAATATTTTTGTAGCTGTTATTCCCTCATCTTGAATATATTTAAATTGTGAACTTATTGTATTAATTTTAATTACCAAATATTTACCAATTAATATAGATGACTTGAACCATCCAAGAGCTACTTTATCTTTAACACCAGAACCAGTCAAAAATTTTTCAATTTCTGAAAATGAAGCTTTTCCTGATTTAACATATTTTTGAAACAAACTTTCAATAGATGTGCGAGGATATTTTTTAGACCAGTTGGATGAAAATAATTTATAGGTGTTATTGCTTTCATCATCAATGTCAAATACATTATTAATCGTGGCACTTTTAGGATTTAATTTAAATTTTCCATTAATTGTAGGAATGCCGATGAAATCAGCTAAAGCACAAAATAAAGCTTGTGAAGATTCTGCTAAGTCTGTTGAGCTTGCCATTTTATCGTATAATTTGAATGTCTTTGCCTGAAGTCCAGATTTCTAATTCTGTTCTCAATCTACCCTCAGATTTAAGGGTTTCGTATCTATTTATAGCTTTGGTCCGCCACCATTCAATCACATTAGATAGTTCATGTTTGTCATAATTTTCACCAGGTAAAAGTTTATCAGTCTTACAGTTCATGTAATCAACAGTATTTTTAAAACCATAATCAGAAATATAATATCGTTTCTTTTCTGTCAACTTTTTAGCGTTCTCAATCGTTAGGTTGAAATCATCTCCTTCAGGTGTTCCTTTTAGAGCAGCTTTGGTGAGAGCAATAATCTTAGTGAATGTTCTGAGTTTTCTACTTGTTGTTGAAGTATCTCCACCTAACAAATCACCAGTAATATCTTCCACATATTTTTTCAAATCTGTATATCTTTGGCCGTGCATCATTGGCACAATATCTGATTCTGTTAGACCTTTAAAACGAATGTAGGGTTTCATACCATCGTATTGTGAAACTGATTTGGTGCTTCCATACAAACTGGTAGTTTCAAATAAACAGATATTCATATCATATTTTTTATTACAGATTTCTCTCACAGTATGGCTGGTACAAATAGCAGACAATAGTTTACCACCCAAGTAATTAAAACCAAATGGCTGAGATGGTACAATTACGAAACCCATAACACAAGCCGTATTAAACCGCTTGGCAGTATCTTCATTTTGAATCCAAACTTGTCCTAGGTAGTCGTTACGAGGTTTCATATAGATGACTGGTGAACCTAAACGAATGAATCCTAGAATCTTTCCTGAGTTCTTTTCTCTGACTGCCAATTGAATATTCTTACCAACTGGTGCTTTATTAATGTGTGAACTGGTAATGGCAAGTAATGGCTCCCAAACATCATTTGCTATTTCACATACTTCGATATCCATATCTTTTGGATGCATTGAGAAATCGGAAAACAAATCATCTTCAATTGGAAATAAAGAAGATGGCATATCAGCCACATTCTTTAGTTTCTCATCACGCATGTATTCTTCGGTACTTCCAATGTTACTAAAGTAATCATGAAAGGCCTTAGCACAATACAAACCATTTTCTCTGGAGATTATCATACTTTAAATCCACTAAATGATTTCTTTTGTTTTTCCTCTCTTGTACCAAATGTGTTTAGTGGTTTATCATGGCCAGCATCTGCGATACCCATCTGTGCAGCCTGCTCAACATCATATAATTTCATTTTGGCTCTATCAACACCAAGAGTAAATCGTTTATGAAATGTTGGATCATTATATCGATTCTTCAATTGTTTAACCATGATTTGACCAAGTTCTTCTAGTTCTTCAGAAGAAATTAAAGCAAACATCAAGTCTGCGGTGGCGGGAAGTCCGAACGACTCGCTCGTGTCCTCAAGTCCCGGATCACTGGAAGTAAATCCTGAACGGGTAGTTTGTGTAGCAGATACAATAGGAACATTATACTCAACAGCAAGGCCTCGTAGTTCTTCTGCAATTGCTTTAACGTAGGTGTAGGAATTAATATTCGCACCAGCCTTAATACGAGCAGAACAACAAATATTGAGATAGTCAACGAATATAATGTCAGGTACAAAAGACCTCTTGAGATTAAGTTCATTTAATAGTGTCCTAAAATGAATGGTTGATGCTGAAGCGGTTGGATATTCTTTGATAATAAGTTTGCCTGTGGTCTTTTCACGAACACGAGAAACTTTCTTATCATATATATCTTTTGGTAGTTCAATCAAATCATCAATAGTAACATTCAACAGATTGGCATCGATTCGTTCTGCAATCTTTTCTTCACTCATTTCCAAAGTGATGTAAAGAACATTTTTACCTTGAACCATACACGAAGCAGCCACATGACACATAAAAAGAGATTTACCAACACCAGTCCCCGCCAAAGCAATATTGAGTGTTTTAGCTGGTAAACCACCTTTGGTGATTTTGTTGAAGTAGTCGAGGTCGAATGGGATTCGTTCTTCTTTTCTGTGATAGAATTCATATCGAGCATCCGAGTCCTGTAAATAATCGTGACCTACTGAGTTATCAAATGAAACGGCTAAGGCGTCTGATAATATCTTGGGAATCGCACCTTTGTCATTTGTTTTGTCTTTGCCATCGAGAATTGAAATAGACCCCAATACTGCGTTGTAGATGGCTTTCTCTTGACAGAATTGTTCGGTTTTGTCAACAAGCCATTGAACCTCGGTTTCTGTAGATTTAATCTTCTCAATTTCTGATAGATAATTTTCGCATCTCTGAACTTCATCAGCTGTGAGATTTCTCTTTTCTTTGACGGCAATACTAAGTGCTTCAATCGTTGCCGTGTTATTGTAAGTCTCCGTAAATGATGTAATTTCATTAAATAAAGTTCTCTCTACACTATCACTAAAATATTCCGTCTTTAAAAATGGTAAAACTTTCCGTAGAAAGTCCTCATTATAAATCAGGTTTTTTAATATCGTCTGTTCCAGTTTCATCCACTATTTCCTGCTCAATATTATTTGACATCAATTCAACAAGTAAATCACCTAGGTAATTTTTAAACTTGTCATCTTTTTCCAAATTCTTGGGTTTATCTACTGTAGATTCTAACACATCATAAGCAAAAAGTAAATACATTTGTTCATTTTCTTCTTTGAACTTTACCTTACCATATTTGAATACGGTATCTTTATATGGTCCTTGTAAGAACCTTATGTGTACCGCTGTTGAATCATCTTTAGGATAAATGAAACAATAATCTGTACCTTCAATCATATAGAGACCTTAAAGATATTGATGATTCGAGATCCTCAGAACGGCCTTTATCTTCTTTTCTAGTAATCACTACACAAGACCCGTCCCAATCAGATTGTCCTCGGCCTTCCCAATGTTCTGGACCATCGTGATTTATTTTTTTGTATTGATTATCAATCATTATTCACCTCAAATCTTTTTTCTTGTATGGTCTTTTCTTTCCATACTTTTCTAGGGTTACCACACATTACACATTCAGGATTACCACAGTCCATTGCATGGTGTTTGGCAAATTTGTGTGGTTCATCTACCGGCATACCATGTGATTTGGCAATTTTAGTTTGTTTCTTAATTTGATTTTGAGTTTTTTGAATACGCTTAGAATGTTTTAATTTAGCATCTTCATTACTCATCATCTACTCCGTTCGTTGTCTCCACTTCAAATGCTTGGTCAACATCTCCTTGCATAATATTACCTGAAGCAATTTGGTAAGTGTTCTGCACAAAATCTTGGAAGGATTTTTGTTTGAGAATTGGTAACCAAAAATCTGATGAATCGGTTTCTTTAATGCGGTATTTTTTATCTTCTATGACACCATCGGCGTCTACTTTGCTGTACCAACCATTGGACGGCTTAACAACATGACCCGATTCAAGAGCAAGGTCAAGTAACCCACTCCACTTACTAATGCCACCATCGTGACGAACCGTAACAGGAATTTTAGACTTTTCTTTAACATATCGGGATTTCTCCACATTAATAATGAAGTTATAACCAACAACCTCAGTACCTTCTTTTTCTTGCTGGCGTCCAATAATAAAGATATTATCAGCAGAATAGTATGAACCTGTTCCACCACCTACGATTGCTTTAGGGAACATTCCAATTTCCATGTAGGTATGATTTACTACAATCATTGGAATATCTTTAAGATTTAAATGAGGAGTTATCATTCTGAATAATGATTTCACTTGTTTTGCTCTTGACATATCGGCAACAGACTTTTCCGCCAAGGCATCTTCAACTTCTTTCTTTGAAGCCAAATTACCAATCGAATCAATAATAATAATTAACTTATCATTACGTTCTAATTGGGTTAATTGTTGCATAACATCAAACTTTAATTGTTCAATATCAGTAAGAGGTGTATGTAGAACTCTACTGGTATCAATACCAAAGCTGTCAAAATAAGACTGAGGAGTGCCAAACTCAGAATCATAGAATAATAACGCTGCATCTTCATATTTGTCCAAATAACTTTTTGCCATCAATAACGAAAAAGCGGTCTTAAAGTGTTTTGATGGACCTGCCCACATTGTAAGACCGGGTGTTAAACCGCCATCTAATTTACC